AAAAAAAGAAATACTATGATATGTAAAGAGATTAGACCCAAAGGATCTATGGTCATTTTTCCTTCCTTTGTATGGCATCGAGTAAAGCCTGTAACCAAAGGATCAAGATACAGTTTAGTGATTTGGAATCTGGGATGGCCTTTTAAATGAAAAAGAAAAAGAAATTAGAAAAATTATGTAAAGAATCAGAAGGAGGTAAACCTGAACCTCTTACTACAGAACACTATTTTTCTTCTCCTATTTATTATACGGATAAACCGGAATGGGTGAAAGGTTTTAATACCGCTTCGGATGCCTACATCAAACGGGCTCGTTTAAATAATTTAGATATGATAAAAAAAAAAAATAAAAAATTCGGCGACAAAGGAGATCATGGCTGGGTACATCATTCCACTACGTTGATTAATGATCCTCAATTTAAAGCACTACAAGATTATATTGGAGCGACAGGCTGGAATCTTTTAGATGGACAAGGGTTTGACTTATCTAATCATACTATCTTTATTACCGAACTATGGGTTCAAGAATTTTCTACAGATGGAGGAGGTCACCATACTTTGCATTCTCATTGGAATGGTCATATCTCTGGTTTTTATTTTTTAAAGGCCAGTGACAAAACATCAATACCTATCTTTGAAGATCCACGGCCAGGCCAGATGATGAATTTACTTCCTCAAAAAGATCCTTCTAAAATAACTCAAGCCTCTCATCAAGTTAATTATCAAGTTAAACCAGGGCGTTTAATCTTTTTTAATTCTTATTTACCTCATATGTATGCGGTTGATAATGGCTATGAACCTTTTCGTTTTATTCATTTTAATATACAAGCGATACCTAATGGACCCTTAGGAAAACCGGGACAACCTACATGGTTACAACAGCAAGAAAAGAAAAAAGATGTCAAAAAAAAATAAGATGATTCATCTACCTAAGATGCATAGTGCAATGGGGGCTACTCACAATGCCTATATTAAAGCGATGCTGGGACAAGTTCATACTCAACGTCCCAACGATATGATAGAAACTTTAATTGATGAAAGAAAAAAACAACTGATGAAAAAGAAACATGTTCAAAAAAACAAAATATAAAGTTTTAAAACAAGCGATTACTCCCGAGCTGGCTAAGTTCTGTTATACTTATTTTCTTAATAAACGAAGAGTGGTAAGATTTCTGTTTGACCATAAATGGATTTCTCCTTTTACTGCTGAATGGGGCGTCTGGAATGATGAGCAAGTTCCTAATACTTATTCTCACTATGGGGACATCGTTATGGAAACATTACTTCAGGGTTTAAAAGAAAAAATGGAAAAAGAAACCGGCTACAAGTTGCAGGAAACTTATGCCTATGCAAGAATTTATAAAACAGGTGATGTCTTACATCGACACAAGGATCGTTATTCCTGTGAAGTCTCCACCACTTTAAATCTAGGGGGAGACCCGTGGCCTATTTATCTGGAACCTTCGGGCAAGAAGGGAATGGCTGGAATTAAAGTGGATCTTGAACCGGGCGACATGCTGATTTATTCGGGTTGTGATCTTGAACATTGGAGAGATGCCTTTCCAGGTAAAGATTGTGGTCAGGTCTTCCTTCATTATAATGACCAAACTCAGAAAACAGCTAAAGAAAATATCTATGACAAACGTCCTTTTCTGGGACTTCCTGCATGGTTTAAAGGTTTTAAGTTGCCTTCTAAGAAAAAATAAGATATATTAAAGACTGGTGTGGGGGATCTTTCCACCACAAAGGTCTTCTACGCCTACTCATAATCAGTTGATCTCCCCCTTAATCTAGTATAATTGTATTCTAAACGGAATTTTCTATGCTACAAAAAATAGGCTTTATGCCTGGTTTCAATAAACAGGTCACTCCTACTACCGCTGAAGGACAATGGATTGCTGGCGATAATGTTCGTTTCAGATATTCCACTCCTGAAAAAATAGGAGGCTGGGCTGAACTGGGGGAGAGTTATTTAACGGGTCCCGTTCGAGCTATTCATCATTTTGTGGATAATGTCGGCATCAAGTATGCTGCCCTAGGAACCAATAGAATTCTTTATGTTTATTCAGGAGGAATTTTTTACGATATTCATCCTATCAAATCGACTACCACTTTAACCAGTGCTTTTTCAACGGTAGGAACCAGTCCAGGACCCGCTACGGCTGCTGTGACCCTTACCTTTCCCACTCCTCACGGAATTAACGTGGAAGATATTATTCTTCTAGATGGATTTACTACGATTACGGGATCTAATTATGTAGCCGCTGATTTTGATGATAAAAAATTTATGGTCACTTCGGTGCCCACAACTACCACTTTAACTATTACGATGCCCTCCGTTGAAACCGGAGCGGGTGCCACGACTTCAGGAGGCATTCGAGTTCAGGCATACTATACTGTAGGTCCCGCTCAACAGCTCGCAGCTTATGGCTGGGGAATAGGACAGTACAGTGGTACCGTGGCCGGTGAAGTTGATACGACTTTAAATGGAGCCTTATTAGCCGATACGGCAGGAACCGGAGGATCAGGAACTTCAGTAACTTTAACCTCCACGACAGGATTTCCAACTACGGGACTTGTTTTAGTCGGGGCTGAACTGATTAGTTACACTGGAATTTCAAGCAATGATCTAACAGGAATTACCAGAGGAGCTTCAGGAACTGCAGTGTCAGGCACGACAGGAAGTGCCCATTTGACTGGGGCAACCGTTTATGATGCCAACGATTATGTCGGCTGGGGTGAAGCCGCTTCAGGTGACTATGTGATTGAACCGGGGATGTGGTCTCTAGATAATTATGGAACTAAACTCATTGCTTTAATTGTAGGAGGATCGTGCTTTGAATGGGATTCTTCCCTAGCGGCAGCCACGTCTACTCGAGCAACCGTTATTTCAGGAGCGCCAACCGCTTCAAGAGACATGCTCGTTTCAACTCCCGATCGGCACTTAGTGTTCTTCGGAACTGAAACCACGATTGGAGATACAGATACACAAGATGATATGTTTATAAGATTTTCTTCTCAAGAATCCTTAACCGATTATACACCTACGGCAATCAACACCGCCGGCTCGCAAAGACTCGCGGATGGTTCTAAAATTATGGGAGCGTTAAGAGGTCGGGATGCGATTTATATCTGGACCGATACCGCCATGTTTACCATGCGTTTTGTAGGATCTCCCTTTACCTTTGCTTACGAACAAGTAGGAACCAACTGTGGACTCATCGGCAAGAATGCCTGTGTGGAAGTGGATGGCGCCGCCTACTGGATGTCCGAAAATGGTTTCTTTAACTACACCGGCCAACTCGTATCGATGGACTGTTTAGTAGAGGACTTTGTTTATGACGATATTAACACCAATTCCAATCAATTAATTAATGCAGGGTTAAACAATCTTTTTGGAGAAGTAATATGGTTTTACTGTACCGATGGCTCTAATGTAGTGGATGCCATGGTCTCTTATAACTATATTGATTCTTCTTCTCAACGAGGCATCTGGACTACGGGAAGTTTAAATCGAACAGCCTGGGCCGATTCAGCCGTCTTTGGTAAACCTCATGCAACTTATTATGATGAGGGTACAGATACCTCATTTGATGTCGTAGGAAACACCGATGGTATCAGTACCTATTATGAACAAGAAACAGGAAATAATCAGATTTTACGGGGAACCAGCACAGCCATCACAGCCAATATTGAATCCGGAGATTTTGATATTACTCAGGATAAAAAACAGGGTATTACCTTTAGAGGAGATGGAGAATACTTCATGTCGATCCGAAGATTCATTCCTGATTTTTTAACTCAAACCGGAACCACAAGAATAACTTTATATTTAAGAGACTATCCTAACCAGGCTCAAGTGAGTTCAACCTTAGGACCTTTTGATATTACCTCTAGTACCACTAAACAGGATACCCGGGCGCGAGCTCGATCGGTGGCTTTGAAAGTTGAGAATACTGCTGTAGATGAGACTTGGAAGTTGGGAACATTTAGGTTAGATATACAAGAGAGTGGAAGGAGATAATGCCATTTCAATCAGAAAAACAAAGACGATATTTATGGGCCAACGAGCCAGAGATTGCTCGTGACTGGAGCGATACCTATGGCAGTGGAATTGCTAAAGCTTTGGGTGGAAGAATTCCTTTTGCTGAGGGTAGTGACGAATATAATTGGTCTAGTAAAGACAACCCTGAACTTCAGCAAAAGATGAATGAGGCTGTTGACCAAGCAGTGAATGATTATTTAGGAAAAATTAAATCAGGAGAAATATCTTTCCCTGATAATCTTCAATTGGAAATAGATAAAGTAGGCAATAAGACTAGACATGATATATTTAAATCTCAATCTGATCCTTCAGAAGTTTCTTTAGGAAGTGGATTAGCAGAAAAAGCTAAACAAACCATTAAGAGTAAAAAAGATGAACTCCAACAAAAGATGAAAGAATCTGGAGTATTAGATGATTTAGATTTAGATCAAAGTTATTTAAGCAATGAGGACTATTTAAAATTAGCAGATGAACGACAGTTAACAGCTGATTCAGGAAT